TGTTGGTCAGCGACCATCGTCTCTATCTCCTCCGTAGATCGCGAGCTTATTGCGGATCGTGCGCTCCCCGATTGCCATCATCTTTGCCGCCGCGATGCGATTGCCGCCCGTCGCGATCAGCGTGTCCTCGACCAGTCGCCGCTCGACCTCTGCGAGCGTCAACCCAGCAAGCGAACCCAGTGCGCGGAACTCCTCAGGCACCAGCTCGAGCTGGATGTCCTGCCCTTCGATCACGTCGCCGGCGCACAGTAGTACTGCCCGATGGATCACGTTCTCGAGTTCGCGGACGTTCCCCGGCCACGGATGTTGACGGAGCATGATGCTCGCCTCCGGTGATAGAGACAGCGGCCGCGCCGAGAACTGCCCGACCACGTGCTCGACCAGTGGGATGATGTCGTCGCGTCGTTCTCTCAGCGGCGGGATCGTCAGCAATAGGACGTTCATCCGGTAGTACAGGTCAGCCCGGAACGTGCCGTTGTCGACCATCTGACGCAGGTTGCGGTTGGTGGTTGCGATGATGCGCACGTCTAGGGGGACGGGGGACGACCCGCCGAGCCGATCGAGTTCCCGCTCCTGCAACACCCGGAGCAACTTCGCCTGCAGGACCGTCTCCATCTCGCCGATTTCATCGAGGAGCAACGTCCCGCCGTTGGCCTGCTCGAACTTGCCGAGCTTCCTCATCGTCGCGCCGGTGAACGCTCCGCGCTCGTAGCCGAACAGCTCGGACTCCAGGAGGTCGCGGGGGATGGCGGCGCAGTTGATCGCCACGAATGGCTTATCCTTGCGCGGGCTCGACTCGTGGATGAACCGAGCGAGAAGTTCCTTGCCGACGCCGGTCTCGCCGCCGATCACGACAGGCACGGCACGCTGCGCGGCGATCTCAGCGACGCGCAAGATGCGCGCCACGAAAGCGGAGTGGGTGATAATCTGGCGACTCACGAGCACAACACCATCTGCGCGCCGATCGCTGCCAAGTTCAATGCTGCGTCTCTTTAACCAGCAACGCGTCGAGCACGGTTTTCTGTGCGCCAACCTTTGCGACCAGCGCCGCGACAACTGCCGCAATCGACTCCTGTGTCAGTTTCGCGAAGTCGGGCGCCTTCTTGGTCAGGATCGCGCGGTAGACCTCGCCCGCGAGGTCGATGTCGAACGACACCCTGACGTGGCCTACGTCGGTAAATTCCATCGTCCCAGACGCGGGAAGCGGAGCGGTGAGCGCGACTTCGACGTGAGTACTCATGCGTCGTGATCCTTTAGCATGACGATAACTTCGTCGTCTCGGTACACTTCGCGAGTCCAGCCAGGCGCCAATATGATCGTCTCCACATCGAGCCCCCTCTTGGCCAGCTGCTCGAGCTGAATCATCGCCGTCTCTGCGTCGATTGCGTCGCATCCATCCGGCGGCATCAACAGAACCAATGTGCGCACGTCCGATGATACTCCTGAACGCGCAAGATGTTGCGCGCGGTTCAGCGCGAAACGCGCCAACAGTGGCGGAATCTACGCCGCGGCCTTGCGTTCGAGCTGCTCAAGGACAGAGCGTAGCTTCTCGCCGGCGTGCTTCCATGTCCATGCCGAGTGCATGCGCAGCGCCCCCCGTGCGCCCTTCGCCAATGCCCTGGGATAGTTCCGGTACACGTCGAGCATCTTCCGCCCGAGTGACCCGACGTCGGCGAATGCCTCACGATGCGTCCACCCCAAGATATCCGTCGTCTCGTCGAAGGTGTGCGTCACGAAGGAGCACACGCTCTCGTCGAGGAAGTCCAACTGCCCGCCGTACTTCGTGGTGATGAGCGGCAGGCCGGTCGCGAGTGCCTCTTGCATGATGAGACCCCAGCCCTCACCGGTGCTCGGCAGAACCGCGCAGTGCGCCTCGTGAAAGAGCGTGACCAGGTCGTGGCGGGGGAGCTTCCGGCTGTCGAAGATCGTGTTGCCGAGCTTCACCATCTTGCCCAGACCATTCTCATCGGTGGTCTTCAAGTAGAGCAGCAGGTCGTCGCACTGGGCGAACCCTGCGAGCTTCCATGCGTTCGCGAGGCGGATCGCACCCTTGCGGGCATTTGGTGCGCCGCAGTGCTGGAACACGAACGGTCCCCGCAGACCCTCATCCCGAGGTGGACGTCGTAGCTCGTAGGTCCACAGCTTCGGGTCGAAGCCCAGCGGGACAACGGAGCAGCGCTTGCGCGTGGCCTTCAGGGCAGGGGCAAAGAGGTCGAGGCAGAACTTCGACGGCGTGATGACGTGGTCGGCCTCGGCGAACCCGCGCTCGAACTCAGGCGGTACGGGCATCGCCTCGTACATCGTGAAGAGGTAGTTGACCTTGCCCGGGATCGGCTCGAAGTTCGCCGGGTGGCAGAAGTGCAGCGCAGTGTCGGCGTCGTTGGTGACCTCGACGCCGGCCGCAGCCACAGCGTCGCGCAAGGCAACGGACGCCGTCCGGTAGCCCAATGAATTCCCGGCCGCGTCGGCGTCGGTGTTGAGCATCGCCCAGTGCAGGCGCACCGGACTCACCGCGTCATCGCGGACTTGATGGAGCGATCCATTCCCTTGCGCGGGAAGCTGTCGCGCTTCTCGTCGTCGGGGGAGACGAACTCCACCTTATCGGGGAACATCCCGACCAGGCGCTCGGCCTCTGCTTGCGGGAGGTCGCGGTCGACGAACGACGCCCGAGGGCCGGGCTTGACCCAGCCCTCGATGGTGTAGACGCGACCGGTGATGCGAACTTGAGCCATACTTGTCTCCTGTGAAGGTGAGTCCGGGAGGGGCACATGGGACGCCCCTCCCGGCTGTTGCGTTACCTGGCGACGATCAGCTCGCGGCTGTCTTAATGCCGGCAAAGGCGGACGCGACCATGACCTTCGCGGCGAACATCTCGAAGAACATGATAGCGCGCATGCGCTCCTTGAAGAGCACGCTGTCGTCGAAGCGTAGGCCCATGTTCAGGCCGTCGACAAACACGGCCTTCTTCATGTCGCCGACAATCGCAAAGATCCTCGACACGGCGTTGGAGTTCGGCATCTGCTCCGAGAACCAGCAGGGCTTTCCGAGCAGCCGGGCCGGAGCCGCGGTGATCGGACTCGGCACCGGGTGAGTGAAGAACCCGTCGGCGTAGTTCGTGCCGTAGATCGGGTTTCCCGCGGTGTCGGTGAGCAGCATCGGATAGATGAAGATGTCCGGATGCATCACCCACTCGGCGTTGCCGCGACAGTTCGACGCGACCTGATTGAGGGTGTTGACGATGTCGGCAAACGACACCGCGGAGTAGTGCGTCTTGCCCGAGGTGGCAGAGCCGCCCTCGTTCCAGTTGCCAATACCCGTGGTCTGGACGATGCCGGTGAAGGGAGTAGTCATCGAGAACAGCGCCGCGTTCTCCTTGGCCGCGATGGCCTCGGCGAACAACTCGGCGAGGACCGGCTCGAAGCTCTCCAGCGCGGCACCGCGGAGCTGCTGAGACACGGACGTGTAGACGACGCACTCGTCGAGAGTGAGCCTGCTGGCGGACTTCGAGGAGTAGACGACATCCGAACCAGTCGGAGCTGTACCCTCTCCCGGGAACTCGGCGGTCAGGCCCGAGACCACGGTCGGGACCTCGACCTGCCGCTGACCGGGAGCGGAGATGTTCCGCGCGCGCTGGCGCGCGATCGACTGCTCCTTGATGATGCGGATGGTGTCGTTGATCGTCTCGATCGGGGCGTACACACCGCCGGCGGTATCGGTGCCGGCCGTCGCGGCGCGGTACTCGTAGCCATCGGGCAGGTTGCGCGCACCTTCCTCGGCGGCAGCAGCCACCGAGAACCACTTGCCCATCGAGCGGAGGCGGCCCTCACGAGCGGACTCGAAGTTGCCGAACGGATCGGCAGTGTAGGTTTTCCCGCCCCGCGGCTGGTGCTCGTCGAGCCACTTGACGCGAAGCTCGATCTCATCGAGCTTGCGACCCATGTTCTCGACCTGGGGAGTGAACTTCTGCAGCGACTCTTGGGTCACGAGGTTCGGGATCTCGCGCTTGAAATCCCTGTGTCCCTCGAGGACTAGCTCGAGGGCATCGCGGATCTTGTGAAGTTCGGAATTCTGGTCGATGTTGAGCATTGGCGCTTCGCCCGGATGGGTCTGCGCCGGAATCTTCGTTTCTACGACTGCCACGACTGACACTCCAGTCTGTCCTCAATCGAGGACCGGAGCGTGAACGTGTCGTGTGAAGTGAAGGTGAGATGCCGCTTGACGCAGCGTGACAGCCCTTAGGCGTCGCTGGCCGCGGAAGACGGAGCGACGATAGCACGAAGTTCGTCAGCCTTTGAGAGTAGGTCGCCAAAAAGTTCGGCCACGTACTGCTTCTGTGGCGACACTTCGTCGGCCAATGCGTCGGCGAGGAGCCGTAGTGCACTCAGGTCGAGCGGTGCCGTGGCGGCTGCAGTCTCCGACTCAGCAGCGGGCTCCTCGGCCTGGCCCTCAAGCTGCGCGATGAGCGCGCTGATTCCCTCGGTCACAGAGATCAGCGAGGCGCGGTAGCCCTTTAGTTCCTTGAGTCGCTGGCCGGCCATCTTCTTGCCGATGCGAATCTCGGGGACGAGCGCCGCTGTGGCCTGCCCCGGATCCGGAGCAGTCGGAACCGGCTCCTCGGCAGGCTCCGGCACAACGGGCGTTGCTGGCGCGAGTTCAGGCTGCTCGGGAGTCTCGGGCTCCCGGGGTGCGACCGGATAGACCGCGGGCTCGACCGGTACCGCTTCCGCTTGAACAACCGACGGTGACTCGTCCATCGACAGTGCTTCCATGTCCATGAGTGCGACTCCACTCTTCGTGCGAAGCGAGCGCACGAGCTCGGTCGGGGCTTCGCGGTGGTCGAGGACGTAGGCCACGCCTCTCGAAAACTCGTGCACCCGACGTCCATTGAACGCATCGAGCTCTTGCTCGTTCAGACCCTCGTAGGCCTGGAGAGAGTTACGCACGCCCGCATCCGGGTCGGCGCCGATGACGACCCACGAGCACTCGTAGAGCTCGTTCAGCGTGAAGACCCAGCCCGCCTGCTGGCCGGTGTCGTCGAGCAACTCCTCGAACTTGAGCGGGTTCCAGCCGATCGAGACGGCACGGATCGAGCCGCTCTGGATCCGGCGCCAGATCTTTTCGGGAAACTCGTCGTCCTCGAGGTAGCCGCGCATACAGAGAGCCTTCGAGCCCTTGTACTTTTCGATGCCCCACGATCTCCAGAATCCAGTGGGCAAGCCCGGCGGCGCGAATGCCGAGCCGTAGTCATGTGACCACAGCATCGCCGGCACCTTCGCGAAGTTGGTGAAGTCCCACGCGGCGTCCGAGTGGTAGATCGCGTTGCCGTCGCGCTTGACGCCGGATGTCGACGCGACGATCTCGACCTCGCGCGATTTCTTGTCGATTGCGCGGATCTCGGCAACGCCCGGTCTGCGGAGCAAGATGCGCCGCCCGTCGTCGAGGTCTCGCTTCAGCGAGCGACGGTCGCCACCACTCGGAGCGTCGAGCCCAAAGAGCCCAAGGGGACCGCGTTCGGTTCTGCCGAGGAATGATCTGACGACTTGAGATTGCATGGCTTTCCTCCGTCACTCTGGTGCGTGAGCTAGCGCGACACAACGACAAGAAATGATTTCGCTTGCTGGACCATTCGGATCGTGCGGCGCATCGAGGCCGTTTGAGAACTTTTGCGCGAAGGGGATGATGCCCTCCTGCCCGGCTGTGACATGGCTCTCGCGGACGTGCTCATCCGCTGCGGTTAACCAGCTTTTCCGCGCGACCCCGGCGTCCTTCATGATCTCGTGTCGGGCGTTGTTGTTGGCCGAGTTGATCTCGGTCCGCGCGATCGTCCTGGCTCTTTGCGCGCCCGCGTTGAACACGCGCTGGATCCTCGACACCAGCTCCGACAGCCCTTCGCCGCTCGCGTAGCCTTGGGCCAACGTCTTGCCAACGGCTTCGCGGATGTGGTCGCCGATCTCGACCGTGATTCCCATGCGCTTCTCGCGGTAGCTCGACGCCAACTGTGGGATGTTGGTCTCGAGAATGTCCTTCGCGACGCTGGACTCGATGCCGAGCTTTGCCAGTTCAGCGACGACGGCAACGCTGGCCGTCGCGTAGGCATCCTCAACAAGCGGGAGAATCTGGTTCGCCAGGTCGCGCGAATCGAAAGCACTCGCCGCTTCCTCGACGTCCTGTTGCTTCGGCTTTTTCCGCGCCTGTGGATCACCGCGCAACGCGGCCAACACCGCCGCTCGCTGTTTGAGCAGGTTCCGCCTGATCCGCCCGAGGAGCTTCTTCTCTCCCGGCTGCAGAGCGCGCATGTGCGTCCGCCACAGCTCCAGTTGAGCAGTGGTCAGATGCGGGAACTCCAGCGATGCGGTCTGGTCGTCGGGCTTCGGCTGGTCGACGACTGGATCAACTGCGGGATCAGGTTCGGTCCCATCCGCGGGCACAACTGCGGGAGCGGGTGGGCCGTCGACTGCCGGGTCGGGCTCATCCATCGGCAGGGAAGCAAGCTCGACAATCGACGTCCGCGTCGTCTTCCCGCCATCGACGAATGACTCGCCGCCCCACGCGGTGTCCTCTTGGCCAAGCTCCAGTGACTTGTTCGCCTGGTTCTGCGTCCACCCGAGTTCTAGCAGCTTCGCTGCGGTGTCAAGCTTCGCGTTGATGTCGTCGCGCAGGGCATCGACGGCGTCGCGGTCGAACCAGACCGACAAGTTGGGGTCGAACGGCCGAAGGACCCCAAGCGTGAGGGCCTGCTCGATCCTGGTGACGAAGGGTAGGGCTGCGTTCCGGTAGAGCAGCTTCTCCTGTGTCTTGACCCCCGCCTCTGCCCAGCCGGCGTTGTCGTAGATGCCCGCGAAAATCGGCGGGATCCGGTAGATCCGACACGCACCCTCGAGATCGAGCTTCATCGCCGCGGCCCACTCGAGGTCGCGCATTGACATCGAGAACGATCGATACTCGAAGTCGCCACCGAAGATCGGGACGTACCCGGCACCATCGGGGCCGGAGTTCTCCTCGAGCTGATCTTGGACCTGGTTGACCTGGTCCTCGTCGAGTGTCCCGGTCCCCCTGTAGAAGAGCCCACCCTCCTTGCGGCCGTCTCTATCTAGGAGGGAGCGGTTCCGTTCCAGCCCGAGGATTCCCATCTCGATCGAGCGACGGGCAACACCAACGGGGGACACGCCCATCAGTGGGTCGTTGGGGTCATCTGCGTACTTGACGAGTACGATCTCATGCGGCTGCAGCTTCTGCTTCTGCCCGTTGTTCGCAACGAACCACCCGTCGAGTTTGAACAGGTTGTTGCTCGGACGATCTGGTGTTGCGCCGTCAGGGCCGAGGGGGATCAGTTGCTCCGCCAGCCGAGTCTTGGCGGTCTCGCCGATCTTCTGGATCTTGGTCGTTCCGCCGAGCCCCGCCTGTAGGACCACCGTGCGGATGAAGTCAGGTTGCTCCTGCACCTCGTTCGGTCGCTCGAAGAGCTTGACCACGGGGCCGTTGGTGACTTCCTTCGCCGTGCGCCGGTCGCGGCCGCTGTAGATCCGCACCGGCATCTGCACAATCGCATCCGCCAGGATCGACGTGCAGGTAAAGACGGGGATTGATTCCTTGTATGGATTTACCGAGATCGACCGCCGGCGCCCCCTGGTAGATCTGGAGTGTGCCCACTCCGCAAGCGCATCGTTCGAGCGACGCTGTGTTGGTTCAGCAACGCGCATTGGCGCGCGCGAACCGATCAGGCCTCGAAGCCGATCCGCAGCGGCGTCAAGAAACCGTGGAATGGCGATGCCCTCTGAGCGGCGGACGTCGAGACGCAGCTATTTTCATCGAGAGACACCTCTCGGGTATCGACGTGATCGTGTCGGGTGTCGCCGTGATCGTGTCGCAGCTACGAAGCCGATGCGCAGGCACGGTCCGCCGGCTGACCGTGGGGAGAATGTATCATAACGAAGGTCTACCTACGAACACGACCGACGAAGATCTGCGACTGCAGGTTGGCTCTCGCTCTAGCGGAGAATGCCAACATGATCGATTCCGCCCGATCGGGAGACTTCGCGCCGCGCCTTCTGAGGGACTCCTTTGACTCGAACTTTCGTCGGCCTTGGCTGTCTGGCGCGTAGCGAATGTTGGCGAGTTGGCGAAACGCCTTCTCGTCCACGAGGCCGCCGAACTGCGCCATCCCGTCCGCGTCGGGCTTCATCCGATCGCGGAGAGCCCAACTCAGCTCATCGCGCAAGAGGGGGAAGTTCTCCTTGTCGGTCGGTGACTCTGACACCTTGATCGGCACGCACCGGAAGCCCGCTTGCTTCAGTGGGGTGGCGAAGTACGCGCCCACCCCGATCGCGTCATACGCGACGATGATGTCCTTGCCCCTGAACGGCTTGAGGGCCTCGATCATCTCGCCCTGGATCGTCTCGGGGTTCTTCGACCATGAGATCGGGAACCCCGGCTGGATCATCGGGCCGTGACGGACGGTGAGCACGGTCTCGTCCTCGCCGGCCTCCGCCACGTCGATGCCAGCCTGCCAGTCGGCATCGGCCGGGACCTCGATCGTCCGCTTCTTCGCAGCTTCGAGCCACGCCAAGGGATAGGCCGCGTACTGGCTCTGGCTCGGGAACTGCGCGAGCACCCTCGACTCCCAGAGCGGGGAGTCGACGCCACATTCGACGTACATCTCCTTCACCCAGTGACGGGTGGCGAGGTAGGGGCGCACGTTGTCCTCGAGCGCGTCGGGCGACAGCTCGAGCAGCGTCTTGAGCGTCTCCTGCCACGGCTCCTCCGGGCGCTTCTTCAGGGTCGTTAGGTTCGGCGTGTCGAAGGCCGAGATGGTGTAGCAGCGGTATCCGCTTCCGACCGCGGTGAACGCCTCGCTGTACGGACCGCCTTCGACGTCGGGATTGCCAAGCATCAGAATGCGGACGTCGCCGCCGGCGCGGATACCACGGACGGCGTCGAAGATCCCCGTCCCGATGCCGGGGGCCTCGTCGATCACGACCAAGATCCGGCCGTGGAAGCCCAAGGCGTTGACGCCGGCGTCGGTCGACATGCCGAGCGCGAAGATATCCGGCGCGATCTGCAGCTCGGTGTTGAGCAGCTTCCCCCCGAGCGGGTATCGGGCTTTCGTGTGGGCCGTGCGGATCGCGGGCCACATCGTCTTGGTGACCTGACGGAACGTCGGGGCGGTGGTGATCGTGATGCCGCCATGGATCGTCCACCATAGAACGGTGTCTGCGGATAGGTTCGTCTTCCCGGTGGCGTTCGCACCCTTGACGGCGATGCGCGCTCGCGGGACGGTCAGGTCATCCGCGATCTGCTTCTGGACCTCCCACCGGTCCCGACCGAGGACGTACTCCCCGAAGAAATTAGGGTTGGCTTCAGTCTCACTGACGAAGTCGAGTTCGTCAGCCGTGAGTGGACGTGGCTGCTTCGCGCTGCGCACGAGCCTCCCGTGCTCGAGCTGCGAGGTCGGCGAGGCTCAGGTCGTTTCCGGCGCCGTCGGTCTGCGCCACCTTGTCGACCACCACGCCCATGATCTTGGCCCAGTCCATGGTTGACTGCCGGGCGAGGTTCAGAGCGGCGACCTTCTGACCCTTGAACGAGGCTGAGTCGTTGTCGTCACGGCGGGCGGTTCGTTTCGTGCCGCGGATCTCGACCTCTTCGCCGAACAGGACCGATCGCTCGCATTTCTCGTCGAAGTCCGCAGCCTCAAATGCTCGGCGCGCGACTTCCTCAAGTACGGCCGCGGCCCTTGCCCGATGCGCTTCCTGGCTGTCCCCGACGCGCTCGACCCACAGCTCGGCCAGGCGAGCTACGTCCATGCGGATCGTCTTCTCGTTTACGCCGATCGACTGGCTGATCGCGCGACATGACGCCCCCGCCAGGCGGAGTCGCTCGACGCGCTCCATGCGGTCGAGAACGTCGCGATCGCGTCGCCACGGGAGCTGTCCCTTGCGACCTTTCGGGGCTCCGCGCCTAGCTGGCATCAGGTTTCATCACTGCGGATTCATGAAACGCGAGTAATCACGCGCTCCGCCTCGCCCACATGTCCGCTTCGGTCTGCCTCGGGCGCGCCCTCTCGACGTGGATTCGCATACCGCAGAACTCGCGCCCATAGGCCGACTCGATCGTCGTCGCTAAGTCGGCGAGTGACAACATTCGCACGACGGCGAACCCCCTCGACTTGCCGTCTTCGTCCTTGCCGATATGCACGCGAGAGATCTTCCCGAGGTCAGAAAGAGCCGTCGCCAGCTCTTCCTCCGTGACGCTGTAGTGCAGTTGATTCAGGAAGATTTCAACCGGTTCTCTGATTTCACCCACACCCACAACCCCCTTGTCGCAGCAACGAAAGCCCCTGCGCAGGCTTGGTTGCTGCTTCGAGTCTACACCCGATCAACGCGAATGTTGCGCGCCGCCGCAGAGGAAAGTTCTACGCAGCTACGAGGCCGCTGTGCGGGCTTTGAAGACATGGACCCTGGCACTGGTATCAACCTGGGGGCGATCGGCGCGCACGGGCCGCCGCTGCTCGCGTGGGGGGGTGATTGCTTCGGTTGGACTCTCCGGTCGCAGCTACGAAGCCGCTGCGCAGGCACGGTGACTCCTTCCGTGGCAGAACCATCACTAGAATCTCGCAGCGTGGCTCCCCGTAGTGCTTCGACGCGTTCTCGTGCACGACCTGTGCGTCGTCGCGCCAGATGATCCCGGTGAGCGCATCTTCGATCGCCCGGACGAGCTTCGAGAGATCGGGTTTCTTCGCTGGATGCTCGATGCGCTTCGGTAGGGACTTCGGTCGCGGCAGAAAGAATCGAGCCGTGAGCGACAATGGCCCATCGAGTAGCTTCGCGGGTCGGTGCTGCCCGGCCACCACCGCAACGACCGCGCGCCACGGCTTCGTCCGCGGGTTGTCGTCGGTCACCACGGGGAATCGCGCACCGCGTGGCATGAATGCCCTATGGCTTCCCTGAGGAGCAGGGATTCCAGGCACGACGAACTCAATGCGGTCGAGCCCCACCGTCAAGATCGCGTACCCACACCGACAGTGGCCAGAGCGGGACGACTATCCACGCCTCCTCGGTACAGCGGCCGCGACCACGGATCCGGTGGGTCCGTCGACGGTCGGATGTTCGGCGAGAATCGCACGCCGTCGACCAGTTCGGTGAACGCGCCACCGGCGCAGTCGAGGCACGGCACCTTCGGCTCAGGGATGCGCTTCCGCGTCCCTGGCAGCAGCTTCCCGAGTTCCATGCAGAAGTCGACGTAGGCCTCGACGTCTTCGTTGGTCAGGATGCTTCGACACCAGTCGCAACGTGACTCCTGCCGCTCGAGCCACAGCCCACCGATTCGTTTCAGCGCCGAGCGAAGGCCCTCGCGCATCGACGCCGGCTCACTCACTTCGCCACCGTCAGCCGTCGAACTTCGCCAACATTGGCGGATTCTGGCAGGAGCGATTGTGGCATCGACGCGGCGCCTTGGCTTGCTGCGGCTTCGCCCAAGCTGCGCTCGAGCAGTGCCGTGTACGCCATTCGAAACTGGCCACGCAGCACGTCGAGGTTTTCGCTCCTGCACATGCCGATCCAGCCCATGCGCTCGACGGCCTCTTTCACGAGCGGGTGTTCGTCGGGGAAGTCCCGGTACTGCCCGACAATCCCGAAGCAGCGGTGCACGTACTCCCATGCTTCGTCGGGCGGCATGAAGAGCTTTTGGCCTGCGATGTTGCCGAGCTGCTTGTCCGCCACGGCACGGCGGATTGCTGCGATCGACGGTCGCTGATCGTGCGTCTTGATCCAGTCGTCGATCACGTGCGCCGTGATGCCATCGTCCAAGTCCGCGATCATCGAGCGCCAGATCTTCATCGTCTCGGGCTCCCACCCCGGGACGGGGTAGGTGGCAGCGACCATCGCGACCAATTCGGCCGCTTCAACGGGGCTCATTTTCGCGGACCTCCTCGAGCATGTTGCGGACGTTCTGCATGGTGGTTCCGGCGGCGGTGAGCGCGCGCTGGGGTGGGGATGCTCGAGTTGGGGCGTCGTAGTCGTCTTCCCACTGGCGCCCGTTCAGGAACGTTGCCGGGTACGGGATGAACTTGCCGGCATTCTCGGTCCAGTCCCTCGACCGCTTCGCGCGATCGAGCCCGGCGGTGATCGCAAGCCGAAGGTCATCGTCGAGATCGAGCTTCGACCACGCGCGTTCGGCATCGGGGCGTTGCTTCTTCCGCGGATAGGCGGCGTAGAATTCCGCGAATCCAGTTGGAGGTTCGCGCTTCGGGCGTTTCGATCTTTCGGCGCGTGAGCAAACGAGCGAAGCGAGTTTCTTTTCCTGCTCCTGTTCCTGTTCCTGCTCCTGCTCCTGCTCCTGCTCCTGATTAGCCTTAGTCTTTGTCGAAGGTGCCGCACATGTTTCGTCGAAGGCTTTAGCGAAGCCTTCACCCTTGGCTTCGCAGTAGGCTTTAAGTACTTGATACGCCTCGCGTTTCAGGTCGCACTCAGGCATCTCGTCCCATGCTGTGCGCCAGCTGCGAATGACATTGGGAGACTCTGGCTCGTTGTATCGAATCGCCTTCGGAACCCAGATGACGCGCGCCTTCCAGTCGGCTTTCGCCATACCCTCGCGGGACACTTCGACGAAGGCTTCCCGAAAGCCTTCGAGCGGCCAATCGAGAGACTCCGCCATCCCCGCAGCACCAGAGCGATAGAGGCCCGGCAAACTCGTCGTGTCCGGATTGGTGAGCAGGTACCACCAGAGTGATTGCCCATTCGGAGCCGGCTTTGATAGCCGCTGAAAGCGCTCGTCGCCCCACGTTCGAACGTCCACCTTGCGGAACCGCGCCATAAACAACCCCACCAGGCGCATCCCAGCGCCGAATCTACCGATCGTCGCAGCTACGAAGCCGCTGCGCAGGCACTTTATTGTCAAGCTGAAGGCTGAGCGACAGAACGATCCTGGGAATGACGGACTTGCGCACAAGCGGGTCACGCTCCACACCTCCATGTTGGGACCGACCCCGAGCGAGGCAAGGCGCCCAAGATCGGTCCCTTTCAGCGCCGAGAGAGGAGACGCCCGGCGCTGATTCCCCTCAATCCTGCGAAAACAAACAGCCGCCCTTGCCGGCGTCGAACGCCTCGAGCAGCGCGTTGGCGATGTGATCTTTGGTCGCGACGCGCAGTCCCTCGTGGAAGGCCTTGCGATTCTCCGTCGTCATACTCTGCACGAGCTGGCGCACGATCTTCTGGGCCGCTGGGCCAGCCTTGAACGTCTTCTGCTTCGGCATGATCTTCTCCCTTGGCGCGACTGCGCCGTTCAGCGAGGGCGGTTCCATCCACCCATCGCGGTGGCAGTGCCAGAGCCAGTCAACGACCAACCCCGGCATCTGCGCTGTGATCTGTTTCCGGTCGTTGAGTGCAAGGACGTCGGGCACGAGTGTTACGAGAGCCTTGCCGACCTTCACGAGGACCGTCTCGGTGTAGCCGCGGATCAACGCGTAGCCGGTCGGTAGGTGCGACAGCGTGAATGGTGCCAATGGTGCCACGCTGAGCTTGCGGCGGATCGTCTCGTGCACGGCGAGAATGTCGTCGCCGATAACGGTGCCGTGGATGTCGAGGGGGCCAGTGTCGGTGGTGATGGTGACGCGGGTCATGTGGCCGCCCCGTGAATCTCCGACACCACGCGCTCCGTCTCTATCTCCACCACACGGACCCTCGTGCCTGGTGTAGCCTTCGCTGTCGCTGCTGCGATCGCTGGTCGCAGGTACGAAGCCCCTGCGCAGGCACTGTGAACAGTTGACATCCTCCCCGCCCTGAAGGGACGGGGATTCCCCGGAAGTTACGCGGCACGGCGTAGGGACTGGATTTCGTAGAGCGCGTTCATGCGCGCCCCACCCGGGCGCGACGTTCCGCAGCCTCTTCCGCCATGTCTCGCAGGCAGGACCGGCACGACTTGCGATCACGGGCGATCGGGTTGTGACCGCAACGCGTGCAGTGCCCGGTGGATAGTCGGTATTCGCGCAGTGCGCGGACGAGGATGGTGGTGGGCGACATCAGTACCGCTTCCCGCCGTGGCGCACAGCCGCTTCGCACTGGGAGTCGCAGGTACGAAGCCCCTGCGCAGGCACGGTGAACAGGTCATTCTGCTCACGCTCATTCACGGCCCGGGCGAGGTTCTTAAGTGCCACGCGCCAATACGATTCCTTAAGCTCGAACCCGGCGTATTGGCGGTTCAGTTTGAGTGCAACGAAGCCGGTCGATCCGATGCCATTGAACGGATCGAGTACTAGGTCCCCGGGCGCGCTCCATAGCTTGACGGCGCGCTCGATCACCCCGAGTTGCAGTGGGCAAAGGTGCCGCTCATCATCTGCCCCACGTGCGGGCGCGGCCTGAAGCACGTCCGTCTCGCGGATGCCACCTGGGTACTCTGGGCGCTGGCGATACCAGACCGGCGCCGCCCACTCGATCCACTCCTCCTGAGTGATCCAGCCGTCGGCGTTGTTGTACTTCTCCGAAATTCCCGCACGGATCGGACGAGGATTTTCGCCTGGCTTGCGGAACTGAATCAGATAGTCGGCGAGCGCCATGTGCATGTGCGCGCTCTCGGTCGCCAGCGTCTTGAACAGCAACCCGCGATCCTTCGTGCGGATCGCCTTGACCTGCGGATCCTTGTCGATCGCGACCTCGCCGTAGTAAACCCAGCCGGCGGCCTCCATCTCGCGGATCATCGCGCCACGGAAGTCCTTGACTCCGATGTATCCGTCCTTGCCCTTGAACGCGAGGGTTTGCGTCAGGTGTAGGCAGCACGACCGCCCCGGCATCGTCACGCGCAGTAGCTCGGGAATCAGGAACTTGAGGTGCTCGATCGCTTCGCCGATTGAGCGCACGTTGCCGATGTCGTGCGGCGAGTTGGTGTATGCGTACATGCCGGGGAACGGTGGGCTGGTGACGGTGAGTCCAACCGTGTCGTCGGGGATCTCGCGTAGCCGCTTCACCACGTCGCCGAGTCGCAATGTCCAGCCGTCGCCGGTTGTGAGGTCCTCGCGGTACTCCATCACGTCGCGTTTCTGGCCATCGAGCTGTAGTCCGGCCATACGCTGCACGATCTCTGCCATCATCTCCATCGCTTGACGCTCCTTTCGCTGGATAGTCGCCTTCACCGCGCCCTCGTTCTCCGCAATTACGATGTGGGCGTTCACTGGGTTGGCTTGCCCGAACCGCCAGCATCGGCGGATGGCCTGATAGAACTGCTCGTACGAGTACGAAAGTCCGACGAATGCTACGTTTGCGCAGTGCTGGAAGTTCATCCCGAAGCCGCAGATGGTGGGCTTACTCACCAGCACCCGCACATTGCCGCTCACGAAGTTAAGCAGCGCCAACTCCTTCTCGTTCGCCGAGTTGGAGCCTTGGATGTTCACCGAGTCTGGGATGGCTCTCGCGAGTGCATCAGCTTCGGCGTTCAGATTGCACCAGACGATCCACGGATCGCTCAATGCGTTGACCATCGCGGCGCACATGGCCACTCGCTCGGCGAGCGAGCCGCGCTGCGCGGCCCGAACGTCAGCAAGTGATGTCGCGTGCGTCGCGAACAGCTCGCCGGTCGCGGGCGTCGCCGCAACCGAGTGCTCGTGCACAGTGAGCGGGGGGAGCGTGAATGCCGCGTCGTCGTATCCCAAGTCGGACGGCTTACGGAGGGCCACCGACCACGATGCCATCCAGCGCCAGAAGTCCTCGCGGGCATGCCCCTTCAGCCGCCATGCGTGCGTCGTATTGCCGTCTTGCCGGAAGAACAGCGCGAGGATTTCCTTCCGCGACATCACATCGAGAAACTCCGCGTGGTTCGTAAGCTCGATCAGGTCGTTCGGGGCCGGCGTTGCGGTACACGCCAGCCGGTAGTGGATCGATAGCGCGAAATCAGTGATTGCCTTCCGCATCGCGCCATCGAAACCCTTCAGAATCGATGACTCGTCGAGCACGATCGCGCCGAATGCGGCCGGGTCGAAGTGATGGAGCTTCTCGTAGTTGGTGACGTTGATGCCGTCGCGCACGTCCGCCGCGATGCGGCATGATGTTACGCCGATGGCGAACTTCTCGCCCTCGCGCTGCGTCTGCGAGGACACCGCCAGTGGCGCAAGGATCAGGACGGGACGCCTGGTGTGCTCGTTCACGAGCCGCGCCCACTCGAGCTGCATCGGTGTCTTGCCGAGTCCGCAGTCGGCAAAGATCGCAGCCCGGCCTCGAGCGCATGCCCATCGCACGATGTCGCGCTGGAACGGAAACAGTCGATCAGAAATCACGCCTGCATCGAACCCGACCGCGGTCGCGATGTCACGCTTACTGGCGAGGAACGCGCGGTAGTCCGGAGCGCTCATGCTACTGGCCCTCCGCCGACGAGCGGCGTCATCTCGTACGGGTCGACGTTGAGATCGTAACGGACCGTCACCCCGGCGCAGGTTGCGAGCTTAGAGCGAGCCCGTCGTTTCCCGGTGCAGTGTGACGTCTCGATCGGGGCGTAGTTCCGTTCGACGCCGGAGAAGATCGAGCGACCTTCGATCGGTGGATGCGCAGCGCCTGCCAAATCCGCCAGCGTTGGCGCGATGTCGACGAGAGAGACGATCCGCCGCGACTCGCCCGGTGCGAAGCCCGGCCCTGCGACCACCAGCGGGACACGGACCACCTCCTCGAAGAGCGTCTGCTTCCCGATCTCGCCCCTCTCGCCGAGCGAGTAGCCCTGGTCGCTGGTGACCAGGATCACGGTGCGGTCGAGAAGCCCCCGCGCCTCGAGCGCTGCCACGACGCCACGAATCAGGATGTCGATTCCACACAGGGAAGAGAGACGCTGCGGCCAGCGCTTCGTCTCGAGGCTCGATCCGGTGTACTGCTCGGCGAACGACGGCGGATGCGGCATCGGGGGGAACGGCCCGTCGCAGACCCCGGGAGGTCCAGACAACGGCCCGTGCGGACCGGGCGGAGCGAGGTAGAGGAAGAACGGCCGCGGGTCCGTGTCGGCGATGAACTCGACAGACTGCGCCAGGAGCACGGACGACTGCTCGCGGCCGTAGTCGTCGTGACGGTAGAGCGCGCGCCAGAACTCCCACCCCGGTTGAGGAGACCACCCGACGTAACGCGGCTGCCCGTTGAGGTACTTGCCAACGAGGCCCGTACGGTAGCCGGCGTTTTGCAGCCAGACGGCGATCGTCGATGTCGGGTCGAACGCCTGTCCGTGGTTGTCGCGGATGCCGTGGACGCTCGGGCCGTTGCCGGTGAGCATCGACACCCGCGAGGGTGTGCAGAGCGAGAAGCGCGCGAAGGCGCGGGTGTAGTTCGTGCCGCGCTCGGCGAGCTCCTGGACGGACGGAAGGAAGCGGAGGTCGTCGGCGCGGGCGTCGTCGAGGACGATGACCACCACGTTCGGGGGCGACGCAGCGCTCGCGGTGCAGGCGGCGAGGAGGATCGCGAGGGCGGCGCAGACGGCCAGAGAGGCGTTCCGCGGCGGAACGTTTCCTTGGCACGGCGGCGGGTAGCCCGCATGAGGGGCCGATTTACATAATCTGGATGTATCGGACATTCTCTGTAGC